TTGTGTATATATTTTTCTAGCTATTAAGAACTTTATACTCTTACGAGATATAAACCTACCTTTAGCATCTCTAGGTGCTATACCTCTACGAACTATCCAATTATCTAAACCTCTTGTTAAACCTCCATCTCTTGTCTTACCAAACTCATAAGGTGTGTCTTTTCTTTTCCCTTTATAATCTACATACGTTCTCTTTTTCTTAGTACCTGAAACTCCCTTATCTACAAACGTACCATAATCGACCATCATAAACTGAACAGTCAATCCATCATTATCTTTTTTAAGTTTGTAAGATATACTATTAAGAAGCTTACCTGATACTACTTTTTTCTTTCTCTTTAGTATTCCTTTAGCTTTATTGACAACACTTTTACCGAAACTATTTAAGTATCGTTCCAATGCTATCATTACACACTAGCTACAAATATCTCTACATCTAAAGTAGCAGCAGGACTAACTTGTAAACTTCTTAAATCTGCCATAGTACCAAAGCTAGGAGATGTGTCAGCTTCTGCTAACATTACATCTTCTGCTGCACATAGTATGTGTGATTGACCTGCTTTAATTAATACTTGATATAAAGTAGCTTCGCCAACTACTGCTAATTCTAAAGTGTTAGTCTGATCTAAATTAGTTACTCTAATATATCTTACATCTTCTTTGTCTATTAACACCCCTTCTCCATAAGAGTTAGCATCAAAAGATGCTAAATAAGTAGTTTGTGCTGTAGTACAAGTTACTATACGTTCATATACGTTATTGATACCTGTTGTTGTTACTGTGTTTGTTGTACCTCTTACTGCACCATTAAGTGTTACTGATTCAGATAAGGTTGTTGTTAAATCTGCCATAATTATTTATCTATTTGTTTTAATTTATTAATTGCCCATTCTATACCTGAAGTACCACCCCAAGCATCCCACATAATACCTCCACAACCCTCTGAGTAAGGTACATCTTTATTTTGTTGATGTCTTTTAAATGAAGCCATCCTTGCTATAGTATCTCTACTTATATTTTCTTTTCTTGCTAATTGTCCTGCTCTTGTCCAACCAACTCTAGTTCCACAATCACTTCCGTTTTCCTCTTTCCATTCTATTGCTCTCTTTGCATTGTTACTAGCACTATCAGGATAGTCATTATAACTTTCAAAGTTTATACTTATTTCTTCTAGCTTCTCTATTACATCTTCATAATTCATAACTTATCTTTGGTGGTATTAGTTGTATTGTTAATTTTCCTATTTTTAATTTAAACATTATTTACCTGCGTATGCTGCCGACTGTGGTGCTATACAAGTGTTATAGTCGTTTTCTATTACTATTGGTAGTGTAAATACCCATCCACTTACTGAGTTATCAAATCGTTCTGTAAATGGTTCTATTGTTATATCTCCTTCTGTAAAGTATGCAGGGTTTTGTCCTTGACTTGCACCTGACAAGTATAAACTTGTTCCGTTTTTTAATGTAGCTATCAAGTCATTACAAATACTAAGACAATCAGATAATACTTCTTGCTCATTACTTTCATCAGGAAAGACTAAATCCATAATAAAAATTTGAAAGTTTAAAGTCATTTGATTATTCTGTGCTACTGCATTAACTGGATTGATGTGCATTAGAGGATATAATGTATTTTTTTCTAAGTCAATCTCGTATATATCTCCAGTAGTTACAGTTTGTATTTGAAACTGATTAGCACCTAATTGTTTTAAGGTATCTATTGTATTATTGTAATTCTTAAAATGTGTCATCTTTTAACCTTTTTTGTTTCGTTTAAATCAACTTCATAAGTAAGCCAAGTTAAACATTCATATAAACTTAATTTAGTTATTCTCTCTAAGTTTACTATACTACCTCCTGTCAAATTATACATTACTCCAAACCACGACCACTTACTGGCGAACTTTTCATCAGTAGTGATTGTTTCACTTCCTCCATCCGTTCCATCAAATACAACGGCAAAATTGTCGATAGTTCGTTGCCTAAAGTCCAAAAAAAAACCAATGAACTATTTACATCTGCTGCTTTCATCTTCTTAAACTTCTCTGCTCTCATCCTTACCTCGCTACCATTATATGCTTCAATAGAATAGTATTTACCATTCTTCTCTACTATTGGTCTGTAAAGAACTGCCATTAGCTTAGCTAAGTTCTTTTCCATTCCGTTTTGTATGTAGGTTTCAATATCTGCATATTCTCCAAGAGTAATTTCTGATAGATCAGGATGAAAGCCATACTCTACATCATCTACCTTTATTATTCTTTTTAACCTACTACTAGCTTTGTTTTGCAACGCAGCTACTCTGTTTAAGATATTAGATACATCATTTATACTTAACTCTTTTACGAGTTTTCTAGGTATATCAGATAACAAGCTAATTGTATCTAATGCTTCTTTGGTCTTTGACTTACTTTTACTATCTATAAGTTTAGCCCATTTGTCAAGTGTTACATCATCCCAACTGTTAATTAGATTGTAAGTGTTTTGCTTACCATCTTTCTTAATGTTTACCTGCATAATATATAATAGAATTTATTGTTATTTAGTTTAAAATCGTACATTTGTCAAGTTTTCAAATAGTTTTTGTTTAGTTAAAGGTGTAGCTTTCATAGTTGCACCTTTTCTTATTGTACAAAATACCTACCTGCATTTGGATTGTCTAAGTGATATATTACGTTATACCTAATACCATCTATTGCGTGGTTATAACTATCTACATATAATTTGCTTCCTTTATCTGCATAGACATAATTATTTAACTCTTTAATAATGTTTGTTGATTCAGAAGTAACTACTAACTGATAATCTTGCATACGAGTTACACCACTTTCTATAGTTCCTTTCTTTACTGGCTTTATGTTTACTCCTAAGTGTTTTAAATCTTCTATTAGTCTAGGTTCTGCACTATCTGCTATAATTAGTTTATTCTCTACCTTTGCTAATACTATCTTAGCTAATTCGTGAGATTTTAAACCATTACGATATATATGTTCTTTAATATATATCTTCATTTTCTTTTTGTCTATAGCAACCTCAGTAAGACTATCAGGATCAACAGAAAAACCAAAGTCCATTCCACAAGATGTTTGTAGGTTATCAGGATTAAATTCTCCTATTGTCCAGTTATCAAATACTACTCCCTCTGCTTTATCTAACCAGCCACCTAGAATCTTATGCTGATACTTTTTAAAATTAATGTCTTTTAATCTATATATCCTTTCTAAGAAACTTTTAGATAGGTTAGCTTTATTATCTAAGTATGTGGAGTGTATGTAGCAGACATTGTCTTTAATGCCGTTAAATCCATCCCTAACCCCTCTCTCCTCAAAGAATCGTTTATATATCCAATGTTCTTTTGTTACTGGATTTAAAACAAGTATAATTCTATTCTGTATGCTTTTCTGTCTAATACTAAGGTCTATAGTATCAAATATGTTTTCATCTATAAGTTCTTCTGCTTCATCAAGTACCCAACAAGATATTCCTTGTAATGATTTAAGAGATGCAGTTTGGTTTCCTGAAGATGTCTTTATACCTCTAAATAGTATATCACTCTTTGTTGATGTATTGACTACCTCTGACTTGTTGATGCTAAATATAGAATCAAATCCTAATAGACCTATCTTTTCTAAGAACTCAGGTATAATAGATAAGTGTGCAGATACCATAGTGTATCTTGTAAATAACACCCTTATACCTTGTGTCATTGTTAGTAATGTTAGAAATACTGTAACTGCATAGGACTTACCTGATCCTCTACCACCTGTGATTATATAGTATCTACAGTTAGATGAAAATAATGCACTATATTTTTTATTCAGTTTCGGATTCAACAAAGTTTATTATAGGTATATTTAAACTCTCATCATTCGTTGTTACATCTACTCTCTGTTGTGGTTTACCATAGAAGTACTCAAAGAATAATTTAACAGCCCATTGTTCTTTATTCTTTAAACCTATCTCTAATGACTTTAAAGCATCTGCGTTCATAGGTGTTAAGTGTTCTATTAACTTTTGTTCTTCGGCTTTACCTTTCCTTCCTGAGCCTTGTCTTTTACCTCCGTGTGTATTCATTTTGAAAAAATTTGATTAATCAAGTTGTATTATATAATAGAAATTATTGATATTCATTTGGTAGCATTAGTCTTATTCCTAGATCAGACAAAGCCCATATTCTTATTTGGTCTGCATATATTTCAAATGCTTTTGTGTTTAAAGATGTTGTGCTTACTATCTTGTTTATTCCTATCTTCTTATTGTTTATCTCTACCATCTCCCACTCGTTTAAAAACTTTGCTCTTAGTATATCGTGCATCTCATCATTAAAGTAACCTAACTCTTGTGCTAATACTTGTACTATACATTTCCAATAGTAATTGTTTTGTACGTTAGACCTTGTGTTTCTGTGTTTCTTTACATCTACAGTGTAAGGACTTTCTATATCTTTTAGGTAGTTTACTAATTGCATCTTGTCTTTGTTATCGTGTATTACAAACTTCATTAGCTTGTTAGTTTTTCTTTAGTGTCTTTCCACATTCTATCTTGTCTTTTACTTAGTGATGGTTCAGTTCTTCTTAATTGAGGAAAGCCATTAAACTCTTTAGCTATCTCTTGCATATACTCTCCACAGTTTGGACACTCAGTTCCTAAGTTTACAACCTTGCCATCTATGACTTTCATTACTACTTTGCTTAGTTCTTTTTTTATTTCACATTTGTTACATTGGTATATTAACATAGTTTTTTATATATGACTTATTCTAACATTCTTTTTCTTTTGTTGCTCTAACTCCTCTAACTCAAACTCTAAATGGTGTATAGCTTTCTTAATACATTCCTCAGGAGAATTATGCTTAAAGTTTGCTCTTAGTAAATACGTTACTGCATTACCTACATTCCAGTTTAGTTCCCAATCTGATATTACTTTTCTAGCTTCGTATTTATAATTCTTTCCTATATAATAATCAGGTATCTTATTTTTCATATTTTATGTTTTATATTTTTCTACTATTTGTCTTATTCCGTGATAGCAACTATTTAAACAAGAACCACAATTACTTGTAGTTTTATAGTTGGCATTATATATAGTATTATATAATTCTATCATTTTCTTTTTTACTGTTACGTTCTTAGCTACTCCTGTCTTTACATCCTCCCAAATTAATAAACATTCTTCTATTAGTTCTTGTGGTATGTCATCAGGTCTTTCTACTTCTGTTGTCTTTCCCCAATCCTTCTGGGGACACTACATTACGGAAATTCTTGTTTTAATTTTCATAAAACATTTACAACCGGAGCAATTTCCTAATAACTTTTTATAAT